GCGCTGGTGGCTTTGGCGGATGAACAGGGGGCGATATGACCCGTAAAAGCGGACGCAATACGGATGGCACCTTTGGCCCTGGCAATTCCGGCAAGCCCAAGGGCACGCGACACAAGGCGACACAAGCGGCGCTGGCGCTTCTGGACGGCGAAGCCAAAGCGCTGACCCGGCAAGCCGTGACAATGGCCTTGGGCGGCGACACGACCGCCTTGCGCCTATGCCTTGAACGCATCGCCCCGCCCCGGCGCGACGCCCCGGTGACGTTTGACCTGCCCCCGATGGAAACCGCCCGCGACGCTGCAAAAGCCGCTGGTGCGGTGCTGGGCGCGGTGGCCGATGGCGACCTGACACCAACCGAAGGCGCGCATATCATGGCGCTGGTGGAAACCTACCGGCGGACGCTGGAAACAACCGAACTGGAAGCCCGGCTGGTGGTGCTGGAATCGCTGCGGACATGACACGTCAGGCACGAATTGCGAGACTTGAAGGAAAGCGGTGCGGCGGTGGTGCTGGCCCTATGGTGATTTACAGATGCGACGCCATAACGGGCGAACCCTTCAAGGCAGTCATTCCGGGGCAAGGAACTTTTGCGCGGCGTGAAGGGGAACCTGTGCTGGATTTCAAGCAACGTATCGCTGGCGGCACAGCGTGTTTATGACACTTGATTGGCAGGCAAAACAGCGATAAGGTACAGTAAGAAGCAGTCCACTCGGGGAATGCTGGTTGAAGTTAAGCTCGGAGAATAGTTTTTTGATCGCCAGCACTAAGCCGCTCGTATTTATGACTGCGCTAGTCTTTTCCACTGGTATGGCTGTGAATGCCGATCCGCTTCCAAGTGATGTCCAATTTCTTGAACTTAGTGTAGAAGACGAGTTGCAGGAGAGTATAAGCGGTCGACCGCTGTATGCAATTAATTACACGGTACTAAATGCAGGCGATGAGACTTTAACTTATCTAAAGGTCGCGATTGTTGGATTTAACCAAGATCAGAAAATTGTCGAGGTTGCTGACAGCCAAATATTCTACTCTGGAAGTCTGCCTCAGGGCCTCGCTCCATCTGGTGAAATTGTACGACGCCACGGCCTCAAGGTGACTAATCCAAATGAGACAGTTGTTTCAATAGAGCTTTCTGTAATTGAAGTTCGGTAGTCATGAAGTAGGTGCTTGTTAGAAGAATAAATTACAACCACACTGTTACGGAATCGACATGCAATCGTTGAATTCTATTATGCCATTTGTTGGTAGAGCCACCTTCCGATGACACAGTAGGGCAATGGCAGGGCGCACGTTTTCAGCCAGTTGATTGACCCATGCCGCTTGTACGCAGACCACGCGCTACTCTTGGGTTTGATGGAAGCCAAGCGGTGCGGACATGACACGTCAGGCACGAATTGCGAAACTGGAAGCCAAGCATGGCGGCGCTGATGCTGGCCCTACCGTGATTTATATTTGCGACGCCACAACGGGCGAACCGGGCGCGGCGCTGCTGATGGGTGGCGGCGGGCTTGCACGCGAGCCGGGCGAAACTGCGGACGCCTTCACGGCTCGGGCATCGGCTGGCGTATCAGGTGCAATTTATTTTTCCCGACTATAAAAGAGGCCGTAAGCGCAAGGCAAAGGGTGTATAATTAGGGGGATACTTCAACACCTAATGTCGTCTTTATCTATATAATACAATAACTTACGCGATTTAAATGGTGCCCGAGGGCGCGGCGGCGGTCACGGCCGGCAATTCTGATGTGCGCTATGCGCATCTGGTCGAGTTCGGCACCACGAAGGCCCCGGCGCAGCCATTCTTCTGGCCCGCGTTCCGGTCTCAAAGGAAGCGCGCCGAGACGCGCATCAAGCGCGCCTTGTCCAAGGCCGTGAAAGAGGAGTTCAACAAGTGAGCGCGGCGTTGACCCTTCAGAAAGCGATCCGGGCGCGGCTGGTGGCAACATCGGCCGTTACCGATCTGGTGCCCGCATCCGCGATCCTCGATCGCAATCAGCGCCCCGCCCCGAGCCCGTCTATCATCCTTGGCGAGGCGCAGGTTCTCGACGAGGGCGACATCGCCCGCAAGCGCAGCCGCGTCTTTCACACGATCCATGTCTGGAAACTGGAGGCTTCCCTTGCAGGCGTGACCGCGATCAATGCGACGATCCGCGAGGCCCTGCGCGACCGCCTGTCCCTCGATGCAGGACACCACGTGGCCGATCTCTACATTGCGGATAGCCGCGCCATGCGCGACCCGGACGGCGAGACCAGCCATGGCGTTGTGACGCTCGAGGCCCTGATCGTCGAGGAGGCATCATGAGATCCGGCACGCTACGCTATCAGGTCGAGGTTCAGAAGGCGACGACGACAGTGGACGCCTTCGGAACGCCGCAAAACACATGGCAGACCTTTGCCACTGTACGGGCCGAGGTGGTGCAGCGGTCAACCGAGGAATTCTTGCGGAACCAGGGCGCAAGCGATGAGCAGATTGTCGTGTTTCGGACCCGCTACCTCGACAGCATCAGCAACGCAGATCGAATCCTGTTCGAGGAAACAGCGCACAACATCAAGGAAATTGTGCCGGACCCAATGCGGCGGCACATGGAGATCCGAACCAACACAGTGAGGGCAGAAGCATGAAGGGCCGCAAGCCCAAGAGGGGGCCGGCAGAAGATCAGAAGGCCGTCGCACACGTGCCCCGCGCCCCCGCGTGGATGGCACAGCACGCGAAGTCGGAATGGCGGCGGATCATGCCCCTG